CAACAAGATAGAAAATCGTGGCGCTAAGAGAGCGCGCGGCGAGATTGTTGTGAGAGACAAGGCTCGTTTGAGAGCGGCAAAACGCATGCAACACATTAAGTGCTGGCATTGCGAACGCTATGGGCACTACGCACGAGATTGCGAATTGCGTCCCGAAGAAAAAGAAATCTTCGATGACCGGAGTGAGGACTCCGAGGATGAGAGTGAAGGGACGTCGTCAAGTGACGAGTCATCGGCAAACACAGTTGAGAGCGTTCCTGTGACCGATGGCTCTGAGAGTACGTCATCATCTTCCTCATCGTCGTCGGGATCCGGGCCAGCCCCGGGAGCTATTGGAATCGGCACCAAGGCTCAACGACCGGTTAATATCAATTCGGTCACTGATGTGCAGCAATTGACGAGTCGTGATCGACTCAAAACAGCTTTGCTGTTTGCTGCCACGGCAGCAGGCATGTGCGCGGCCGCTTGGCTGCCCGCGTGGCTCTCGTCTCGACGAGCTGCGATTGCCAAAAAGTCACGTGAAATTGTCACGGCTTGCGCGGGGATAGCTACCCCATTGTTGGGAGTGGTAGCCACCATTGCTTCGTACGTGTGGTTGCCAGGCTTGACGGGCCCACGCGCAGTTGAGATGCGTGACACCACTAAGAAGACAGTGGAGATCATTGCCAGTGCGGTCAATCCCGAGACGACTCATGTCTTGGCGCACTGTTGCGGGCGAATTTCAGATCTTGCAATCCGCCTCGTTGAGGTTGCTGCGCCAGCAGCAGTTGTGGCAGGGTCATTGTACCTGCTGTGCGCAATGCCAATTTTCCAGAAGCAGGTTGTCTACCAGTTCGTTGCTAATGAACCAAACGACCCTGACACAGATCTGCGTGGCACCTCAATGCTCGCTCGTAACGCGTTCTTCGGCGACGGTCAGGTCGCACGTTACCGAGTCACAACAACGAATGAGACACTCGTTGATCGGTTCTACCCTCAGGTGCGTGAGGATGTGGTCAGCCTTGAATTGCTGGCCAGTTGCACGGATGGTCGGCTGCACATTGGCAAGACCTCCGAAGACATTTGGCAAGCAGTGTCGTATCGGGCTGGGGTTGAGGACCGTGTCAACAACAGCCGCTACGATAACATGACCAATAATGTTCAGAGCAACACAGCCCGCATGGCTTACCACGTGATCATGGCTCCGATTCGTGGCATTCAGTCGGTTTTTTGACGGGGGCGGTCGTCGCGGCTTATGGCTATCGTTACGCAGAAAGAGTGAAGAAGAAAATTGGTTTGATGAACGACTTCACAAAGATCAAGATGCTAACTACTGATCCACAACCGCGACCACTGGTGGCAATATCCCTTGGATGCCATCATGAAGGTGTTTGTCTGCCAACACCTGACCGCCGAGACCCACTCAATGCTCTCGCAGGCGTCGTCAAAAGACTGGCTTGCGCTATTCCCAACCCGAACCCCGACGTGCCTGGTCGGATGCGCGTGTTGGCGCGCAAAGTGTTCCGAACTTTGTTCCGACCTTTGCAGCACTCAGATATACCATCGTTCGACGATTGGATGGCAACCAGGCCATATCCTGAGTCACGAGCTGATCAGATCCGAAAAGCTCAATTCAAAAGACCTGAGATCACCGCAGACAGTCAAACTCACATAAAAGAGGAGTTCTACGTTGATTACAAACCAGAGCGCTTCATACGCGCCGTGGATGACTGGTTGTTGGCACGATGTGGTCCAATTGAGTCCGCGATTGAGAAGCAGTTTTTCAGTCTTCCGGCATTCATCAAATCAGTGCCCGGGTCCGCACGCGCTGAATGGATCAAGACTCAGTGTTACAGCACGTGCGCGGCGATGTCGGAAAATGACTACACATCAATGGAAGTGCATCTACAAGGTGTTCGTGCCGCCTGGGTTCATGAGTTCACTTTTCAATTCGTTCAGATCATTGATACGGATGGTGAGTTCTTGATGTTGTTTGATGAAAGCACCGGTTTGAGCGGCGTCCGATCAATGACTCGCCTGCCCGGCATTGTGAACGTTGAAAATGCCTATGGTCTGTTTTCTGGCAAACCTGAAAC